TAGTTAGTGATGATGCTTCCAAGCCTTTTACGAACTTGTGACCGCTATCGCCCATTGCTGTGACTTCGAGTTCATCGAAGGTACGGTTAAGTGTTACTGATGTTACATGGTTTGAGAGGTCAACCGAGTTAACAGTAACCACTACTCCATTATTTAGAAATACTGCCATTTGGTTTATTCCTCATCTTTCTTAGTTGCTGGTTTTGGTGCTGGTGCTGGTGCTGCTGGAGTTTGACCAATTTTGATCAGGAACTCCGCTTGCTCTTTTTCCCATTCATTCATGGTTTAACTCCAACTCGTTAGGACTGAGACTTGCATCGAACATGTTAAAAGATCGCCTGATGCAGCATTAAGAACGCTTGGCGCGCTCACATCTCCTACATTATAGACGATAGAGGAAGCTGATAGTTTGTTAAACATGGCTACCAGCATTTCCTCAATACCATTTAGGTTGCCCTCGTTATCGAGCAAAGGCACAAACACATTAAGATTAAAATTAGCAGTTGGAGCGATCGTGTTGTAACTGTTGTTATTAGGCGTTACATAAGGATCTGCAGGGCTTACCACGATGCTGTTAGCAATAGGCGTAGCTGGTGGAAATGAAAAGACAGACCATAGAGTGTTATCTACGAGTGCTGCGGCGATAGTGCCGCGAAGTGTTGAGATCGCTGCGGTCATGGTTAGCCAACCATCGAGCGCGGATCTAGGTAAGGTGCAAGCAAGCCGCGAACGCGTGCAAGCAGGGTATTGCCCATGCGGTAAGGGCTTGGAGCATAGCCGTCAACTGTTACCCCACCGCTAGAAGGTGCTTGTCGGCTCTGCCATATATCGATCGCGACCATGAGGCTTGCTTCCTGGATCGCTGGAACTGTTGCCGGATCAAGATAAGTTGAAGCCTTGATCGAAGCATAAGGATTAAAAGGGTGCTTAGGTGTATCTGAGACATGGTTAGTTGTAACTGTGATGGTGTGATTATCCACGCCTGTTATTGTCTTATTGCCGTTAAAGTGTGATCCAGCGCCTTCAATAACTACGCTTTGACCAACATAATAAATATCTTTGACGCTAAAGTCGAAGTAAAGAGTTCCTACTGTTCCTACATTCGAGTGAGCGTAGGTAAAGTTAGTGTTAGACCAGATAAAAGGAAGTAGCACATTGTCTGCAGCATCTACGACTTCTTGAAGGGTCGCATCAGCATAAAGAGTGCCAACGCCCAAGGCGGTGCGTAACTCTGCAACTGTAGTGAGTGCCATGCTTCCTTCTTTCTAAAGACTGGTGGGGTAGAAGGGCACTACCCCACCAGCGACTTAAATTAGGCTAATTACGCCTTGTTGTTCTTGAATGCGCCAGCGCCGACCTTAGTAGCGATAGCACCGTAACCGTAGTAACCAATAGTAATCTGTCCTGCGGCTGTTGACTCAGCGCGTAGGCGATATGTTGGTGACTCGTACCAGGTGTAAGCATCTGGGTTGACGATGATGATAGAACCATCTGTGTCAGTTCCTGCTGCTGTGTTTGGTGTTACGTAGAGGTTTAGACCTGCAACATTACCCTGAAGTGCTGTTGGAGTTACAACTCCGCCTGCGTTCTGTGGCTGTGCTGCGTTGTAAATTGGACGGCCTGAATCGTTGAGTGTCATGATGTTTGACCACTGTGAAGTGTTAACGATCATGTTGCGAGCGAATGGGTTAGGCAAGCCAAGTGTTGCGCCATATACAGAAGCTGCACCGCGAGCAACAATTCCAAGAAGTTCTGATGCTGTTGGGTAGGTTGCTACTGTTGTTGCGTCTGCTGTTGCGCCTGAGATCAACGCTGCGTTAACTGCTGCATCTGTAGCCTTTGCGTAAGCTGCGCCCATGTTGCGGACGAGTTCATCAAAGAATGCTGGAGATGTACGATCAAGCAATTCAACAGAGAATGTCTGTTGTCCGGCGTACTTCTTAACATCTACAGATAGGAATGCTGATGTCTGATCTGTGTCAGAGAATGCTGCTTCCTCTGCTGTGATAGCAACTGTAGGCATTGCTGTGATCTTAGGGATTTCAAAAGTCATACCAGCATCAGGAAGTGTGCCGCGTGAGATCGCTTCGATCGATGGGCGGATAGTTGTACCGAGTGGGTTGATGATTTCTGAAAGTTGACGAGTTGGTACGAGACCAGCGTTGTCAGTTGTGTTATCTGCTGCAAGGATATATTGACGAGCTGACTCATCACCTAGCGCTGCGCGGATAGTGTTTTCTGCGTACTTAGCCGCAGTTAGTTCAATGCGTGGCTTTGAGTAAGCCATTGCTGTTACAGCAGGGCGAGCAGCTTCAACTGCGGCAGCCTCAACTGTAGGTGTTGCTTCGACTGCTGAAGTGGTTTCTTCCACGGTGGCTGTCTCGCTTTCTGTTGGTTGGGTAGGTTCAGCAACTTCATCTTCTGAAGCCGCTATATCGGTTACTGCCGCAGACTTGAATGCCGCTGCTTGTACCAAACTTACTTCGAGTAGGTCAGCACTCGACACATACAGCACGCCATTCTTAGGCTTTGCTGCATTGACCATAACTCCGACTGAAAGACCAGTACGAAGTTCCTCTGATGCCTCAATTAGGGCATCTGTTCCTCGTGAGGATTTAGAAATCTTGAAAGAAGCAAAGATCCCTTCCTCAGTTTCGTTAAAGAATTGAGCGCGACCGATAGGCTGCTTAGGGTCATGTTCCAATAGGAGTTTGACTTTGCTGCTGTCAGAGATGTTTATCGCACCGCGCTCAAAGACAACTGCACCGGCGGAAGTGTTACCAACTTCGCCGCCGAATGGCACTATTTTGCCAGAGATAGTACGCGCTGCGCTATCTGCTGTAAGTTCTGCCGAGAATGTAAGCATCTCGCTCATTGCATTTCACCGCTTCCGTTAGGAGTTAAGTCAGTCATTTCCATAGCCTGATCTTGGGTAATTAATTGAAGGTCAAGAAGTTCGCGAATGATCTGAAGTTCTACGATCGGATCTGTGCGCAAGTAGTTCTTGTCGATATCAAACTTGACGATGTTTCCGCGAGCAGTGATATCGTCCATAGATAGACGATCCTCGATCGCTGACACGAAAGGCTGCAAAGATAGTGTGAGGAACTGCTTACGCTCGTCCTGTACATTTGCATAAGTCATTGTGGTGTTTTGATCTGCTGAGACATAGTAAGGCGGAATATTGCAGAGGCGAGCGATCTCTGTCGCTAGGTTTTGAATAGCCTCGTTATACATCATGTCTTTAGGGCTAAAGCCGACAGACTCATAACTCAAAGTTGAAGTTAGATAAGCAGTAGAACGATTATTGCGGCTATTTTTCCAAGCAGCTAGTAATCCTTGAACTTCTGCTGGTGGCAAGTCTGCGCCTGTGTTCTTGAGGTAGCCAGTTGCCATTGGAGTTCCAGCAGCGATAGCGGCAGCCTTCTGAACATCGAGTGCTGCGCGGATAGTGGAAGTGCCGGTATTTAAGATGCCGTCAGATAGTGACTGGAATGTAATAAGCGATCCTAGACCGTCCATAGGTACGGTTGTGCCGTCAACTGCATAAGACTTTACATAGACATTATCTCGATCAAGTGTTGCAGTAACGCGAGAGTTAGCGATCCATTCAAAGCGAGAAGGGCGGCCGTCCTCTTGGTAAGTTTCTACAACTTGCCAGAATGCTTGACCGTAAAATAGAAGTGAGTCAACTGTATAAGCAATAGTTACTGAACGCGGTTGAGAATAAGAAGGTTGATCGAGCCATAGCGGCTTGCCAAGTTCCTCACCTGTTGACTTCTTGTAAAGTTCCAGAGGAATTGTGCCGATCGTTCCCGCTAAAAGGTTTCTGCATCTTGCTAACGCGGGAACGCCCATCGCTTCTGTACGACCGACATAGGCGAACTGAAAGGGCATTGCATAAGGTGAATACTCACCAAGAACCTGTGGTGCTGCTTGCGCTTCGATAGTTGCTGCGCTTGTTGCACCTGTAAGGCGCGAAAGGATACCCATAGGGTGCAATTATACACTACATATAGGTCAACCTGCGTATATAGCCGCTACCTGTTGTGGTTTCATTAACATCGAAACAACCATAGCAAGTGCGATAGGCGCTGAGACATCGCCAGCCGATTTTCTTTTAACGATGCGCCAAGCAGAGTCATTAACCTTAGCTGCGCAGTTATTCATTTGCTGCATTAGGTTGGCTTGACCGTTATGGACTACGCGATGATTTACCAAGCCATCGAGTAAGTCTCCACAGGCTTGATAGAACTGCTGCCCTGAGATGTCTTGAGTTATGCAGCCAGCATTGGTTAATTTGTCGGCTATCGACTGGGTTGTGTACTTGTCGTAGCAGATTTGGCGGGGTCTATAGATATCGGCATGAGCCTTGATATCGGCTGCGATCTTTAAATCATCAACTGAGACCGCACTTTCCCAAGTCTGCAAGATGCCTACGCCTATCTTGCCGTCTGGCAGGATTTGACCAGCAACGAGTGAAGCATTGCGCCTTGAAGGTGATACATCGAAGCCAAAGACGGTATATCCGCCCGGCGGGATCTTTAATTCGCTATCGCTAGTCTCTTGAAGGATATTGTGAGGCCAAGGTGAGGACAGGCTGTCTATCCATTGGCATAAGGTTTCTGTGCGAGTATTTTCGATAGGCGAAGTCGCTATGGCTTCCTCGATCGCTGCTTCTGTAATTGTGTAACCCAGCGCAGGGTTGGCTTGCGCCCAAGCCGCTCGATCATCGATCTTGCAATACTGAGGTGCTGAGTATTCATAAAAGCCAAAAGATTTTGGCGGGTTATCAAGCGCCCGTTCTCTAAGCTGATTAAGTACGGTGCTAAAGGCATCGCCCGCATTT